GCTTCCATGCGTTCCCACACTGCAGCCTCACGGTCGGCAAATGTGTCGATAAGTGCGCCAGTAACAGAGTTCGGCGCAGTCTCAACAGTCACGGCTTTACCGGCAAGCGCGGATAGCTTACTTGTCATGGATTCGATAATTTCCGCGCGGATTTCCGGCAGACGCTTACGAACGAAACCGCTAGGTGTTATTCCGTAAATCATTAAGATACGCCTCGAATTCAACGGGTCCGTAGGGAGTCTGCACTACCGTCGCAACTCCTAACTTTCTTTCTGCGTGGTCGATAAGCAGCGTAAGTTCCAGCACCTGCAGCACGTCCCGAACTTCCGAGGCGACTGCGCGCAGTATTGATTCAATCAAAATGCGGTCTGGATTCTTAACCAGAATCGTGCCCAAGTAATCTACGCCAGCTTCCGGCGCTAAAAAGTATTCTCCGAGGAACATCAGTAGAGCAATTTTTAAGTCTTGCGCTACACGCTCCGGCCCATTAATCAGAAGTACGTCGCCTTTCTGATTAAAGACAAGTTCGTGTGAGTTTCGGCCAATACCTATATCAAATGTCATTTAGGTGCGCTCACGTCGTTACCGTCGCCCTGCTCCGTATGTGTGTGACCTACTCCGCTTATTCCGCCAGATATAACGTCAGTGTCTGCGTTAAGCGTGTCGTCTACTTGCACGTTCGCGGTGAAGGTGGCCAACGGTGTTTCGAATCTTAGCCCTGCCGGCAAAGTTACCACGGCAGAACCGTTTTCGTACATACGAATAACTGCGGCGCCGATCTTGATAAGCAAACAGTCAGGCTCTGCCGGGACAAGTTCAGCGAGACTATCGACGCCAGGGACGAAGAAAGCATCATTCAAGTCGAACAATCGAGACTCTTTCGGCGCGCGTGTTCCATTAAGCCACTCGTCCAAGCTACGCTGCGAAAAATGAAGAATGCCGCCATCGCCAGGATTGAGCGGCAACGAAACTATGGCTTGAACGCTAGGCGCCGAAAGGAACCGAACTTGCACGCCGTGAATAACAGGAGCTTCAATTACGCGACCGTCTGCCGTCAGCTTGTCGATTGCGGGGCGCACGTCTGCCATCCGCGAATCTGCGTCATACGCGACAATCTTCGCAGGCATAGAAGTATTGACTTCTGCAAGCTCTGTGCGAATCATGTTCAATAGTTCGGCGTTCTGCACTGCTTCCATTGTTAGGCGCTCTTGTCATCGGCTTCGATTTGCGTGTGCCAAAGGTTAGTATGAGTATCGCCCGCGTGGCGCACATTCGTAGCCTTCAGCGTCTTTTCATTCTTGAAGGGATCGTTTTTCGACTTAACGACGAAGTAGTCGCCAGGAAGCAAAGTAGGCTGCAGCAAGGAAGTTATCCGCCAGCCGTCAAACTTAGGCCGCGCAGTAGTAACCCGCGTGTCCTTGCCTGTTTCTTCGTCCTTTACTTTGGCCGTTTGCTTCGCGCTCCGGCGCAATCTTTCTGGACTGCCAATCATGCCGGTGTCTGACGATATGTAGATGCCTGAATCGGTGATTGACCAAATGTTAGAAAGGATGGTTATTACGTTGTTCTGTATCGACCAGCGGTAGCCTGCAGCTTTGCACACACGCGCTAGTGCTTCGCGCGCTGCGCCGTAGTACGAAAAGCCGTTTTCGAATTCGTAATCACGCAAATTAGGTTCGAACTTAATCGGCAGTTTCATTTGTTTCGCTACGAACTCAAGTATACTTTTCGCGGTTGCTTGTTGATTCGTGTTCTTCGCAAGACTGGCTGCTTTAGGCTCACGCGGCGCAAATTGTACAGTAGCGATTTCGTCCCGCCAGTTGACAAAGCCGTCGCGCACTTCTAAGTGCGTCAGTACATCCACGCCTTGTTGTACGGAATAGGCGTCAACAATCGAACCCATGAAAATAAGTTCAGGCGCTGCGCCGTACCCAGCATTAAGCGAGCAATAGACTTCAGAGTCTTCGATCTGCTCACGGTGCGCGGGATTCATATTCCATAATGTGAAGCGGGCAGGGTTCGGCAGTTCGGTTAAGTTCTTTTCCGCTTCGAACGACATTCGCAAGCCTGAAATGCGCTCGCTAAACTCGTCATTCTTTCCAATGAAGTCGAAGAAGTAGTTTCTTCCGAAAAGTTCCTTGCTCATGGCAGCTCAGCCTCTGCGACGTAAACAAGCCGCGCGTAGTTGTCTGCAAAGTCGAACCGGGAAATAGATGTAGACTTACTGATAACAACAAGTTCGCCTGCAGGCAATCCGTCCACCGCATAGCGCGCCAACAGCGGAACGTTCGTCTGTAGCTTCAGTGTGAGCAGCGGCACGCGGTTATAGTCTTGAATCTGCAGAGTCCAGAACTTGCCTTCTGTGTTCCAGCTCAGTTGGAAGAAGTACATAACGCCGTCAAGTACCGCGTTCACGACGTAATCAGGGTCTGAATAAAGCTCGATAGTTTCCATATTCAACCCTTCGTGATTATCGCGTATACCGTATCACTCGTTTCGGCGTCTGCAGGTTTTTGCGTTGCACGGCCTTTGTTCTGCGTCTTCGCAGCCTTGGCCTTTGCGTCGCTACGTGCGTCGGTCTGCTGCGTGTCAGCTTCAGGGTAAACAAGCGTGCCTGTCTGCGAAGAAACTTTGCGCACAGTTCGCATTGTCACGGACACATTAAGCATGCCGCCAGTGTCTGCGTTCGAACGGCTCAAGTTGATATCGGTTATATAGTAGTCTGGATAGTAGCCCATGCCTGTTACCACAACTACAGGCATTTTCGCGTCGCGTGCCGCGTACAGTGTGGCAACCGCCTGCAGCAGCCGGGACCGACCAGCAGAGGGCAACCGCTTAGCAGACTTCAGCGCCTGGCGCGCGCCGTCCAGATCGCTCGCGCTCATACTTGAGCCAAATGGGTTCGTAAGCGTGTTGTCTTTCCAACTGCCGCCGCCGATGACGCTGGCCAGCCCGCTTACCGCACCAGACAACAGATCGGCAGCAGAGGGCAACACGGCCAGGGAAGCGTCACCGATAAGCCCGGCAACGGAAAGAACGGTCGGCCTGTGCCGAATGTGATCGCTCACAGTTACGCCCTCTTCTACTTCGTGGTCCGTCACGTCGGAAGACAGGTTGAGCGTTTCGGAAGTGGCTGCATCGAGCAGCAGACCGCCAACAACGGTAGAGCGTCCGAGGACGCCCGACGTTTGCTGCGAAAATGCAAGGGTAACGTAGCTCATTATTCAGTCGCCCGGCTGGTGTTCTCCATAGGATACACGAAAGGTCCGCTACTGGACTTGCCTAGTGCGCTTTGAATCGCTTCACGTCCTGCCGAGTCAACCGCTTTAATGAACGATTCTTTCGTTGCAGCTTCTTTAACGTTAACGTTGATGTTATCAATCTTCACGTCTGTTTTAGTTCCGAAACCAGAACCATACGGCGAGGAAAGACGGTTTGCGTATTGCTGGCGGTTCTGCTGGTCACGTTGCATTGATTTGCTAACTTCGTCCGTACCGCCGAACAAGAAGCCACCAAGCCCCAAGTTCCAGATAGATTCGCCAAGGTCCGAAGCGCCACCCTTAACGTCGCCGCCAAGTATCTTAAGAACGCCAGTTGTGCCGGTTCCAAAGTCGCCGGCACGTTGTACCGGGCCAAGGCCAGGTATGCGACGAATAAGCCCGACCAGCTCACGAATGTTATCCCGTATGTCATGGAATACGGGCTTCATATCTTCAAACCATTTTGCGGTGTCTTCGATGCTTGTGGCAAGGCCGTCGAGGATATCCACCCATGCGCTGCCAGTCTTTTTGCCGTCCGGTAGCTGTTGCACTTCAGAAGCCAGCTTACCGTTAGCCATTACGCGCATACGTCCGCCTGTGCCTTCCATTCCCGACGCAAGTTCTGGATGCTTGCGTTGAATAGCTTGGAAGAGTTCGGCGGAGTCCTGGCGGAATTCTTGTCCGTCAAACTCTACGACGCCGTTGCCTTTGTTCTTCAACGGAATAGACGCAAGAGTCTGCGCGCCAGAACGTTCGAACGGCTTTAGGCGCATGCCCATCGCATACAGAACAGAATCAACAAGATTGCCAAGCGCACCTTTGATTTTTGCCACACCAGCGGCCCATTCGTCAGGGTACTTGCGGGCGAACTCTAGCAGGGAGGCGAATACCATCGTGAGCGGAGCAGCCAGAAGAGCAAGCGGCCCCATGTAAGTAAAGATGGTCATTGCAAGGCGGATGATTACAGGAATGGCAACGCCGGCAATCATAGCGACCAGTTTTTCGGTAGCTATTTCCCATCCGCCCATATTGGCGACGATTTCGCGCATGCCTTTTTCCATCGTGGCGGCAAGCGCCAGCATGGCCGCGTTAAACTTGCCGGTAATGTTAGCGGCCTTCTGCGCGTCCAACAGGAAATAATTAAGCATCGTTCCAAGTTGCGAGAACGTGCGACTAAATGTGATCGGAATTTGATTAGCGCGGGCGCGAAGTTCTGGCAGTGTAGCTTCGAGCGCGTCAATCATAACCTTGCCGGTGATCTTGCCGGCGCGCGATGCTTCGCGGAATTCGCCAAGGTCAGAGTAGCCTGCACCTTTCATAAGGGCGCGGGCAATTTCCGGCGTCTGTTCCATGACCGAACGTAGTTCTTCCCCGCCAAGCCGGTTCGACTCAAGCCCTTGGAAAAGCTGAATCAACGCCGCGTTAGTCGCTTCAGTGCTAGAGCCGGAAAGCGCCGCACCAAGGCCAACGGCTTCGGTAACATCCATCGCGCGGCCTGCGTTCATACCTTCAACGCCAAGCGATTCAGCCGCGCGCATGGTCTTGTAAGCGACGCCGCCAATGGTTGCAGGCGTTACGCCGGCCAGCATGGAAATACGCTGTAGCTCTGCGTCACGGCTGGCGGAGCGGCTAGGATCAAATACCGAGTTAAGGCGCGTGCTGTAAGTAGACATTTCGTCTATCCGGCCACCAAGCGCCAGCAGGCCGTAGCCGGAGACGCCAGCGCCGATACCGCCTGCAATCATCCCGCCAGTGTTCGCGCCGCTACGGCCTGCGTTCATTTGCTGGCGAATCTGACGATTACGCAGGAGTATGTTTTGTTCACGCAGAAGTTCGGCCCGACGCATGTGCGCTTGGCGCTGGTCGAAGGCTGCGGCCCTGGCGTTCGCCATCGCCATACGCTGCGTGAAGTTCATCCGCTGCATATCAAGGCGTTGCTGTGCATGGGCCTGCACCTGTAGCGCCCTGACTTGGCGCTGTGCATGGGACTGCTGAAGCTGTTGCAGCGAAGTCGCTCGCCGTACCTGTGCATCATGCGCACGCGCGTTGGCGGCGCCTAGCGCTTGTACGTGACGTTGTTGTTGCTGCCGCAGTGCGGCGTCTCGACGTACCTGCGCGTCACGGGCGCGGGCGTTGGCCGCTGCCAGGGCTTGAACGTGGCGCTGTTGTGCCC